CCTGGACGACAACGACACGCCGATGGACAATCGCTTCTTCCTTATCCCACCCTCCAGCCGTAACACGCTGATGGGCCTTGCCCGGTACACCGAGCAGGCATTTGTGGGCAACGGCAATGCGATTCGCAATGGCGAAATCGGGCAACTGTACGGCATCCCTGTTTACACCTCCAGCAACTGCGACACCACCAGTGGTTCAGCAGCCGCCCGAGTGTGTCTGATGGGCCACCGTGATGCGATGGTGCTGGTGGAGCAAGTTGCAGTGCGTTCGCAAGTGCAGTACAAGCAAGAGTACCTTGCTACGCTGTACACCGCTGACACCCTGTATGGCGTTGCCAACCTCCGCGCTGCTGCGACAACTGGTGCTGCACTGTCAGCGTCTGCTTTCGCTTTGATTGTCCCGGCCTAATGTGATTGCCCCTTGCTTAACGGCAGGGGGCGTCCAAACTTAAAGGAGAATCAAAATGGCTGCTGCTACCGCTGTAACCGCCCGTCGAGGAACTGACCAATTCCGAGGCTTGTTTTCAGACACTTGGTCTGTGTCTGCTACCCTCAACGCATCGTCGCTTACTGATGGAACTGGTGAAACCAACACCATTGCCGTGCCTGGCGTCAAGCTGGGTGACATTGTGATGAATATCTCAATGGGGGTTGATGTCTCTGGCATCAGCATTACGCCCTATGTGTCAGCCGCCGATGTGGTGTCCATTCGTTTCCAAAACGAATCTGGCGGCACGTTGGATTTGGCAAGCACTACTGTGCGTTGTGTTGTTGTTCGTACTGTGTAAGTTCTGGGGCGGCTAAAAACCGCCCCATTTAAGGGTAAATATGGCTACTTTTCAGTGTTTGCAAAGCAAGAACTTTGTGACCTTTACGCAGCCCTACGACATCAAGACAATGATGGCGCACCCTGAGTATCGGCTGGTGGAAGAAAAGCCAGCAGAGGCTCAACCAGAGCCTATCAAACGTCAAATGGGCAGACCCCGTAAGAGTCTGAGCCTGGCAACCGAATAACCAAGGAACGATGATGTACGACAATCCCAAAGCACCAAAAATGTCCAAGGCACCGAAGGATAAAAAAGGCGTCCCGGTCACCATCATGGTGGCAGTTGGCAAGCCCAAGCTGCCAGTAAAAGGCCAACGTGCTGCGACCAACATGATGAAGTCTGGTCGCGGAAAATGAAAACCAAGGTTGCCAAAGTGATGACAGAGTTTGGCAAGGGTAAGTTGCACTCGGGCAGCAAAAAAGGCCCGATTGTCAAGTCTCAAAAGCAAGCTATTGCAATCGCACTATCTGAGGCGAAAAAGGCTAAAAAATGAGAGCATTGTCGGTTGGCGTTAATCCTACAGCGGCAGTAGATACCACCGTCTATACCTGCCCAAAGGGTTATTACGCCAAATTTACTGTAATGTATATACACAATACAGGCGGGTCTACCAAGCACATTACTGTCCAATGGTTTGATGCAAGTGCCAGTAGCACCCTTGACATATTGACTAGCTACGACTTTACGTCAAAAGCCTATTTACAGTTTGATGGCAATGCCTATATTGTTTTGGAAGAAGACGACAAACTCAAAATAACTACTCAGTCGGGAAGCACATTCAGTTTTATAGCAACATTTGAAGAAGAAGGGTTGACTAGATGACATTCCTTGAACTGATCAACGATGTGTTGATTCGCTTGCGCGAAACGCAAGTCTCCACCAATGCCGAGACAAGCTATTCCACGCTGATTGGCAAATTCGTCAATGATGCCAAGCGTCAGGTGGAGGATGCCTTTAGCTGGAACGTCTTGTCAACTGACATCACTGTCACCACCGTGGCGGCAACTTACCAATATGCATTGACAGGCGCAGGGCAAAAATTCCAAGTCCAAGACGCCATCAACAGCACAGCCAACATTGGCATGACGAACATCAGTTTTGTAGAGATGAATCGTTTTCAAAACTTTGCAATTACTCCAGCAGCCACCATACCATCCATGTACGCCTTTGAGGGTGTTAACGCCAGCGGAGACACCAAGGTAACCCTGTACCCCCGGCCTGATGCCGTGTACTCACTGAGGTTCAGCTTGACGGTTCCACAGGCTACTCTGGCTGCTGATGCAACAGCGGTGCTGGTGCCTGACGTGTTGGTGGCCCAGAACGCCTATGCACGGGCATTGACAGAGCGCGGTGAAGATGGTGGCATCAGCAGCAGCGAGGCGTACCAGCTTTACCGCACCATGCTTGCTGACTACATTGCCCTGGAAGGCACTCGCTATCCTGAGAACCAGGAGTTTGTAGCGATATGAGCGAATCCCTGCAAATTGCCAGCATTTCAGCACCAGGGTTCTTTGGGCTGAACACGCAGGACTCGCCCCTGGACTTGAACCAGGGGTTTGCTCTGGTGGCAACCAACGCCATCATTGACCAGTACGGGCGCATTGGTTCACGCCAGGGCTGGTCCAGAGTCAATGCGGCGGTGGGCAATTTAGGTTCAAACGATGTTGGCGTTATCCATGAGCTGGTGCAGTCTGATGGCACTCTGACAATCCTGTTCAGCGGCAACAACAAGTTGTTTAAATTGAACAGTTCTAACGTAGTCACTGAATTGACCTATGGCGGTGGTGGCACAGCCCCAACGATCACAGCCAACAACTGGCACTGCACCAGCCTCAACAGCATCACCTATTTTTTCCAAACCTTACACAACCCTTTGATCTATGACCCAACAGTCAGCACCACAACATTTCGCAGGGTTAGCGAAAAAACTGGCTATGTTGGGACAGTGCCAGATGGTGACATTTGCATCAGTGCTTATGGCAGGCTCTGGGCGGCAAGCACATCAACAGTCAAAAACACGGTTTACTTTTCGGACCTGATTGCGGGTCATGTTTGGTCAACTGGCACAGCGGGTTCGCTAAATGTTGACCGGGTTTGGCCCAACGGCAGCGACGAGATTACCGGGCTGGCGGCTCACAATGGATTCCTGGTCATTTATGGTAAGCGTCAAATACTGGTGTATGCCAATGCCACTACACCAGCAACAATGGTGCTGAGTGATGCCATTGGTGGCATTGGCTGCATTGCCCGTGACAGCATTGCCAACAGCGGCAAGGATGTGCTTTTTCTGTCAAATTCTGGCGTCAGGTCATTGGCAAGGACCATTACCGAAAAATCATCACCGCTTGGTGACCTGTCCAAAAACGTCAGGAACGATTTGATTGACTACGTTAATAGCGAAAGTACAGCAAATATCAAAGCGGTTTACAGCGAAAAGCAAGCGTTTTATCTGTTAACAATGCCAATCTCAAACGTCACGCTGTGTTTTGACACCAGGACGCAGCTTCAAGACGGGTCGTTTAGGGTGACAACTTGGGATTCAATCAACCCAACCGCCTTACTCTCAAGACGCAACGGCGATTTGTTAATTGGAAAAACTGGTTACATTGGTAAATACGAATTGTATGTAGATGACACTGACGACTATAGATTTCAATACTACACCAACAATGCCGATCTTGGAAATGCAAACGTCACTTCAATCTTAAAAAAAATCAAAGCTGTGCTGATTGGTGGAACAAACCAATACGTCACTATCAAGTGGGGATTTGATTTCAGTACAAACTATAGTTCTGCCAATGTCCTCATCCCGGCTCAAGGCATAAGCGAGTACAACGTAGCGGAATATGGTGCAAACGCAACAACCCTAGCTCAATACAACGGCGGTGTTGCTCTCCAAGAACTTTCAATACCAGCGTCAGGTCAGGGTAAAATTGTACAGACAGGCTACGAGGCCAACATCGACGGTTCTGCTCTCTCAATCCAAAAAATTGAGATTCAATTCAAGGATGGAAAAATAGCATGAGCAATTACGTTCAATCAACAAACTTTGCGACCAAAGACGCTCTGACATCTGGCAATCCGCTAAAAATTGTCAAAGGCACTGAGATCAATGTTGAATTTGCCGCCATTGCCGTAGCGGTGGCAACCAAAGCAGACCTGGCAAGCCCAGTGCTGGTGACCCCAAACCTTGGTACGCCCTCCGCTGGAGTGCTTACAAACACAACTGGCTTGCCACTCACCACTGGCGTAACTGGCACCCTACCTGTCGCCAACGGTGGTACGGGAGCAACCACGCTCACCGCCAACAATGTGATCTTGGGCAATGGCACATCAGCGCCTAATTTTGTAGCGCCAGGCTCCACCAACAATGTGCTGACAAGCAATGGGACAACATGGACTAGTGTTGCGCCAACTGCATTTGCATATCCCGGCGTTGGCATTGCCAACTCAACAGGCAGCGCATGGACGACAAGCTACTCAACCAGCGGGACAGGAACTGTTGTAGCTCTAGCGACAAGCCCATCTTTTACGACTCCTGCGCTTGGCACACCATCGTCAGGCACTTTGACAAACTGCACGTTTCCAACGCTAAACCAAAACACAACGGGCAATGCTGCAACAGTCACAAATGGCGTCTACACCACAGGCGCTCAAACCATTGGTGGAGTTAAATCTTTTAGCGACCGAAGTGAATTTTTAGCAACTGGTACTGGGGCTTATTCTGATCGTACTGTTTTAGTTCAATGCACAGGTGGTTCGCAACCTGCTATTGGATTCCATGCTCCCTCTGTTTCCGCTGCTGGAATCCTTTTATATGATGGGTCAACTTCAAGTTTTAAATTTAGAGATAGCTCAAACGCTGCGTTTGCCCCTGTTGGCGCATCTAATATGTTTGGTTATTCCCAAACTACCACATCTTTTTTCCAGTTCGGTAGCGGTAGTGGGCGTACAGCAACTGTAACGTATACAAACTCTACCGGGAAACCAATTGTTGTTTATGCTTGTGCAACTAGCGCAATCGGAACTCTCATTGGTTATGTTGATGGGTATGAAATTGGCGTGCAAACTAATCAAACTATTGGTGGTTTTGTTTCCGTTACTTTAGTTGTTCAACCAAGCAGCACCTATGCAATTGCTACTGGCCCTGGCTTAACTATCTATGATTGGGTTGAAATTAGATGAAACACTTTAAGACACCTAAAAACGAAATTAGGGCTATTGATTATGATCAAGAGTCCTTGATCGAATCTGATTGGGTAGAGATTTCGGATGTTGAGTTGGCGGCGGCTCTTGCGCCAACGCCTGCTCAAGTAACCCAAAGCCGCATTGCCATGTTGAAAGACAAACTTGCGTCCACAGACTACAAGTTAATGCCGGATTACGACAAACCCAGCGAGACAATCAAGCAGCAGCGTCAAAGTTGGCGGGAAGAAATCAGGGCGCTAAGTGCATGATCACGCACCATTTCAGCGATAAGTTGTACGCCAAGGAGATGCGGATTCCCGCTGACTTTGTAATCTTGAAGCATACTCACAGTTTCAGCCACCTGAGTGTGTTGGCACAGGGCCAGGTGGCGGTGCTGAGAGGACAGGAGATTGACATTGTGAACGCCCCGGCCTGCATTGAGATCAGGGCAGGGCTGACGCATGGCGTCAAAGCGATAACGGATTGTGTTTGGTTTTGCATCCACGCGACTGACGAGAAAGACCCGTCTAAGGTGGATGATGTTTTGATTGGAGTTTGATCATGCCTATTACAGCAGCGTTAATTGGCGGTGGTGCATCCTTGTTGGGT